AAGTGCTTTCAGCTAACACCTTCACCGTGTCCACATCAGCAGGCGGCGCAGCAGTCACCACCAGCGGTACGCAGTCTGGCACACAAACTGCTCTCGTTTGGTACGGCGTTGCCGTAGTTGCTGTAGCTAACACCGAAATTACTTTAGCATCCGTCACAGTCCCTGGCTGGTCGATGGGCGTTGGTGGCGGTATGGAGATTGACGCTCTGTTTACGTTGACCAATAACGCTACAGTTAAAACATTGGGCATGACATATGGCGGCGGTGTTCTCTTGGCTGCTGCTGCGGCGAACAACACCAGCGCGTGCGTTCAGAAGCTAATGTGCAATCGTGGTAGCTCGCAAGTTGTCAGCAACTCGGCAACTGCTGTAGGTCATGGCCTATCGACTGGTGCGAACGTGTTCCTGAACGTCGATGCTACACAGGATCAGACATTTGCAATCACGGTAAAGCCAGCGACTGCGAATAACCTCATGCGGCTTGAAGCATTCAAGCTTCATGTAACTTTCTAATTGGAGAATTGATATGAAAATGGGTAGCGGAAAGATGAGCTATGGCTCAAAGGGTATGGGAATGGCGAAAAAGGCCGTTGCTAAGGCTGGTAAGTCAATGACCATGACCAAAGCCAAGAAGAAAAAGAAGTAAGTTGTCCAAGTGAAAAAGGATTCGCGCCTTACTCGTGCTGGTGTCGCTGGTTATAACAAACCAAAGCGCACACCATCGCATCCGAAGAAGTCGCACGTTGTGGTCGCCAAAGAAGGCGATAAGATCAGGACAATCCGTTTTGGGCAACAGGGCGTTATGGGTTCTCCTGCCAGCAAGGGCGAAAGCGAATCTAACAAGAAGCGCCGCGCATCATTCAAGGCTAGACACGCAAAGAATATAGCTAAGGGCAAAATGAGCGCGGCCTTCTGGTCGGACAAGATTAAGTGGTAAAGGAATTGAGCTATGAATGATATTGAAACATTTGCACCCGCTTATGGAGAAGCTATTCTAGTCTCTCCTGGAAACACAAGCGCAAACTCTGTTATCCGCAGGAACACGACATCGCTTTGCATCACCAGCCGTAATTCGGTTGAGTGCTTTGTCCGCATCGGCACTGGCGCTGGTCTAGCTGCAACGACTGCTGACTATCTTGTTCCGCCAAACGGTCAGGTGAGCATCAGCAAGTTTATGGATTATGACCGGATCGCATACATTGCCCCTGCTGGCGGTGGTTCGCTCCACATCATTCCAGGCGAAGGCTTCTAATGTTTTTGCTAACGCGCCTTCGGAATCGCTTGCGTTATTTCAACGTAGACGGTGGCCCTGTCCTTGGTGCGCTTCTTCTAGAGAATGGTGACTTCCTGACTCTTGAAGATGGCGGCTATATTCTGCTGGAATAACATATATCCATGACACAGATTCCAATCATTAATGGCATCTATACGGACAACGGGCCAGACTTTAGAACGTCTTATCCGGTGAACCTTGTGCCTGTGCCAAAGGCAACTGGAATCAATAATGGTTATCTGCGACCCGCTGAAGGCATTGTCGGTAACGGCACTGGCCCTGGCATTGATCGCGGTGGCATAAACTACAACGGCGTTTGCTACCGTGTCATGGGTTCCAAGTTCGTTTCAGTTGCCAGCAACGGCGCTGTGACAATCTTGGGCGATGTCGGCACTGATGGCGATTACGTCACGCTGGACTACAGCTTTGACTATATCGGTATTGCGTCGAACAACAATCTATTCCTCTGGGATATAAACACGCAAGTGCTGGCTCAGGTAACAGACCCTGATCTTGGCGTTGTTCTAGATACAGTGTGGGTGGATGGTTACTGGATGACCACTGATGGCGAGTTCCTTATTGTCACAGACCTAAGCAATCCGTTCGCAGTGAACCCGCTGAAATATGGTTCGTCGGAAGTTGACCCTGACCCAGTGGTTGCCCTGCTGAAACTACGCAATGAAGTCTATGCGCTCAACCGTCACACGATCGAAGTCTTTGACAACGTAGGCGGCGACCTATTCCCGTTCCAGCGCATCGAAGGCGCACAGATTGAAAAGGGCGTGGTCGGCACTCATGCTTGCTGCGTGTTCCTTGAAAACATCGCATTCCTTGGTAGCGGCTTTAATGAAGCTCCAGGGATTTATCTTGGCGCAAACGCAAACGCGAAAAAAGTCAGCACGCAAGAGATTGACGAACTGCTGGCGACATTCACTGAGGCGCAGCTATCGGGCGTAAAGCTAGAGGCAAGAAACGATCGAGCGCACCAGCATCTATATATCCACCTTCCAGATCGCACGATTGTATTTGACGCAGCGGCATCGCAGGAATTGGGCCAGCCTGTTTGGTTCGAACTGACGAGCAGCCTTGTGGACTATGCCCCATATCGCGCTAGGAACTTCGTGTGGTGCTATGACAAGTGGTTGCTGGGCGACCCTACCAGCAATGCCATTGGGTATCTGGTAAAGGATATATCGACGCACTGGGGGCAGAAGGTGCGCTGGGAATTTGGCACGACCATTCTGTACAATGATGGGCGCGGCGCGATACTGCAGAACCTTGAACTGGTTTCGCTGACAGGCGCGGTTGCGTATGGCTTAGACCCAACCATTAACACCAGCTACTCGATTGATGGGCAGAACTGGAGCCAACAGAAGTTTATTAAGGCGGGTAAGACAGGGCAGCGTGCAAAGCGTCTTGTGTGGTTCCACCAAGGCTGGATGCGTAACTGGCGCGTTCAACGCTTCCAAGGCACATCAGACGCTCATATGTCTTTTGCTAGGCTAGAGGCGCAGATAGAGCCGTTGGCTTACTAATGGTTCAGAGGCTCAACCTTACCCGCGATCAGCTTGCATCGTTTCTGCAAGACCATGAGCAGATCAAGCAGTTTGAACAACTGTTTCAAGTGGTCAGCAATGAGGTGGCTCCCTTTAGCGTTACGGAAGCCACCATCTTGGCTGGCGACGCAGTGGCATCCGCAAATCAAGCATTAGCTTCTGTTGAGGTAATGAAGTCTGTACTGGAGTATCTTGACCGAGCGCCAGCAGCGGCATCGCAAGAACAGGTCGCAGCACTGCAAGAGCAAATCACAGCACTTCAGCAGATGCCACCACCAAGGCAGCATCGCACACCGCGCTACGGTTCGTTTTACGATACGACAACGCAGACAGCAGCCGTTATCAACACGGCGTATCCAATGACCTTTAACACAACAGATTTGTCGTTTGGCGTGACTAGAGGCAGTCCGACTTCGCGCATCTTTGTGGATCGGCCCAATATCTATAACGTCCAGTTCTCAGCGCAGGTGCATAAGACATCGGGCGGCGTTGGGCTTGTATATGTATGGTTACGAAAGAACGGCACAAACGTTCCTGATAGCACTGGACAAATCCGCATCCAAGGGAATGACGGAGAAACGCTTGCCGCATGGAATTACGTCATTCAGTTAAACGCTGGCGACTACATTGAGTTGATGTGGGAAGTAGACGATACATCCGTGGAGTTGCTTGCGGAAGTGGCAACAGGTATACACCCATCAATCCCGTCGGTTATCTTAACAGTGACCGACAATATAAGTTCTATGGAGACTTGATATGGCTGTTTCAACAAGGGTTCTGATTCCCGCAAAGACTGCGGAGAACACGCAGACAACGCAATACACTGCAACGAACGTCACGACGGTCATCGACAAGTTCACGGCGACTAATTACACCGCAACTGCTGCGACGATTAGCGTTAACCTTGTGGCAGTGTCTGGCAGCGCAGGAAATGACAACCTTATCGTCAAGACCAAGACGCTTCAGCCATCGGAGACCTACACGTTTCCTGAGCTAGTCGGTCAGGTAATTGCGGCTGGCGGATTTATTTCAACTATTGCGGGAACAGCTACGGCAATCAACATTCGCGCATCTGGACGGGAAATAGCATAATGAAAAAGCCAATGATGATTATTGAAGGCTTTGCTGGTCTACGTGAAAGCGAACCATTCATTACCACCGCTGAGAACAAGAAGAACACCAAGATCGTCATTGACGATTGGATGCTTGGCCCTGAAAACCCTAGTAACGAGCGCGATGCTAATCCTGAATACTGGATTGCGCTTGGCAAAGCTATGCA